ATCAGGGGTACGTGAATCTGACGAAGCGGTTCGCGGCGGCTAAGCCTGCCGTGCACTTCGTGATGCAGGACGATGTTGTCACCAAGCCAGATCATGGCGTGGCATGGGTCGCACTCGGGAAAGGCGCGGCGGATAATCACATCGCCTGGCTGAATAGCCTCGAAGCCAACCTCGTGAAATCCGTTGGATGCCATGTTCTTTAGGTAGAGGTTTTCACCGCGGACCCACCAACCGTTGGTTCTCTCGAAGTCGGGCAAATCAATGCCGCACAGATGATATGCGTCCCGAAACAGCGTGTAGCAGTCCATCACGCCATGCTCGAACCGGCGCCCCAGCAAATGCGGGACAGGCCGGAATTTTCGTAGCTCACCACCACTTGCCAGCCACCAGTCGATGCCGGATGCCAGTTGTGCAGTGCGATCGGCAGCGGACAGCACCAGTTTTTTCTCAGGGTGAGAATTAAAAACGGCGGTGATTTCTCCCGACGCTTCTGCTTCAAGCCAGTCATTTTCGCCTATCCGGAAGTTACGCCCCGGTTCAGGATGTTCATTCGCGCAACGCCACAAGCGGTTATCGTCGATAATCAGCCCGCACACCTCATTTGCTGACTCGGCAGCGTATGCCAGGCATTCAGATTCAATCATCATGACACCTTAGCTGAGCCGGGATAGCCGCCGTATGGCAACGCACTTGGTTTAGCGAAACGAAGACGGCAGCCGCTGCGATGCTTGGAGCATTTATCTCGCGACATGTCGGAGGTTGGGTTGTCTTTCTCGTCAGCAACGGGTCCGCCGGAGTAACCGCAACCATCGCCGCGATAAACCCACTGGCAGACGTCAGCCAGAATTGTACGAGCCGGAATAATCGCATTGTCGCAATCGACCGGAGTGGCAAGGTTATAGGTGACCGTCTCGAAGGTTTCTTCCGCCATTTCCTCGATAACGTAGCGCGACACCGCTTCCATAGTCGGATCTGCATCAGCGTTTCCGTTCGGAAAGTTAACCGCGTCGAGATGCTTAACCAAAACCTGCCGGCGCGTTACTACTGCACCCAGCGCATCCTCGAAATCGTGGTTGATGCCGGTTATCAGTCCGGTGATGTTTGCCACTTTCATCGTCGGCCGCGAATAGGTGCCTTCTGACTTAACCTCAAAGCCTTCAACGTCAATGGGGTATGCCGAATAAGCAACTTTCTGCCAGATGACGTCGTTGAAATAACCGTTTGTTCCAGCATGAAATCGGAGAACGTCGCCACCAAATGCTTGCAGGTCCACTTCGTAAAGGTCGAGCATTGCTCCGACACCGGCTTCAACACTCTCTATGATGAGTTCTGCTGGTATATCTCTCATCTCGGCACCTGCTCAAAGGTTGCTGTCAGCTGGCTTAGGCTTCCCGTTGTTTGCAGTGACCATGACCGACATACATACAGCCCTTGCACGCCGGTATCCGATGGCGTCCAGTTGAACGCCTCCACCGCCATGCGTGCCTTCAGGAATGCATCCACGGCTTTGGCTGTGTTTGGACGGCTGCACTTCGAATCGTCGCGCCCAATGAACGTCAGCGAGTATTTTCCCATCAATGGGTTGATGCCCTTAACCTGACGCTGTTCATAGCCATCGCCCAACTTCACGACGGCTACATCAGGCGAGCGATCGCCCGTGAAGCCCTTTTGAGGGCTCCATGTGAAAGTTTCTGGCATGGGATTTCCTGTTATTTACGAGGTTGAAGCATGCCGCCCGGGCGAGTGCTCTGGTCTTTCATCTGATAAAGCGCGACCTGCTTCATCATGCCTGCCATTTTATTCATGGTGGCGTCGTCAATGCCGTTTGTGGTCTGAATGTGGAAATGCACTTCCTGCTGAATAGTGCTGCCACTTCCTCCCGCACCGCCAATATCCCGGTTGCTGATTACCGATCCATTGTCGCCGGGGATCATGTACTGGCTGCCATTGCTGGCTTTGAAGATTTCAGGCTTACCGCCTTCACCTACGCGGTACATGGAATTGGCGTTTACGGGACCGCCGTGCTCGCGCATGCCTGCGAGTGACATTGTTTGCGCTGTAGTCATAGCCGTGGTGTAGCCAGCCAGGCCAGCCGCTGCCGCGCCGCCTGATGTTGCTACAGACGCCATCATTGCAGCAGGAGACCATGCTGCGAGTAATGTGGCCGCTGCAGCTGCGCCAGTGGCAGTTGATGTTGCAAGTGCCGCAGCTGCCGTCGCTTGGTTGGCTGCAATGGCTGTCTGCTGTGCCGTCTGCCCCATTACCGCAGATTCAACCCATCGGATGCCCATTTCCACCAAACTACTTACCACACCATTCAGAACTGCTGAACCAAGATTGGCGAAGGCTTCTGATAGGCTTTGAGTACCATTGAGAAGGCCCGTAATGGCGTTAGATGCGCCACCGCCTAACGATTCAATGGCTGTTCCGAGCAGTTCATTTGATTCACTCTGAGCCTTATAAATCTGCCACTGCGCCGCGATCCTTTGCTGCTCGTATTCGTTATTAGCTGCATTTCGCAAAGAAAGCCCTTGCTGCTCACTAATCAACTTCTGCTGCTCAAACTGTTTGATGAGCGAGAGCTTTTGAGCATTTTCATTGGCAAGCTTCTGAACAGGATCGATTTCTCCGACGGCCTCTAAAGCGGGCGATACCACTTGCTGAGCTCTGATTTTTGCAAGGTTGACCTGATGCTGCTTTTCAAGCTGCTCTGCCGTAGCGTTAGCCTGCTGTTGAGTGATTTTCTTCGCAGAGAGCGCAGTCTGCAGGTCTTCAACATCCTGTTTGTAGCTCGCGTTCTCTCTGGCTTCCGGCAAGAGTTTCTCTGCCGCCGCCTGAGCTCGAATCGCATTTCCTGTATCCCATTTAGCAGCTGCATATTGCCCGGCCAGCTGCAAATCTTTGGCTGTTGCCGCACTACCAAGAGACTGCTGTGCAGTGAGGATCGCCTGGTCCCTGCTTAGCTGACGAGTCGAGTCTCCTGCTAACTCTGACTGCTGTTTCAGGTTAGCCAGTTTTTGCGCGATGGACTCAGCCTGATTTTCAGCCTTTTTGCCTTCTGCTATTCCCGCGCGAGTTTCTTTGTTTCGGTTTGCTTCTGCTTGTTGAAGGTCGTATTGGGCACCAGCCAGTTCACCTGCAGTATTTATCTGGTTCTGATTGCCACCCTTAGCGTTAGCCTCCATTCTCGCCTTGGTGACGGCGCGTAGACGCTTATCAGTGATGGCAAGTAAGGCGTTCTCATCCTGCAAATCCTTGTTGAACGCGTCAGCCTGATCGCTTCGCGGGATCTGCAGACTGGTTGAGTTGAATTTCTCCTTCGCCCGGCTGGCAAAATCAATCGCATTACCAAATTGATTCATCAGGCCAGAAGCAACTCCAGCGGCCTCACCATCTCGTTTAAGCAGGTCGATACCCTGCGCAAAGGTGCCATTCATCTGTGCGCGTAGAATGCCGGTCTTGCTGACTGTCTGGCTCAGTTTGTTCTGAGCTGTCTCATTCTGCGCCAGCAGTTGCGTGTGCTCGCTCTGTGCATCTGTCAGTTCTGAAAGCGTAACCTTGTAGAGCAGGCTGCCTTCCTGAAGATAACTAAGCGTGCGGCGTAGTCGGAATTGCTGCAGCTCGTTAGATTCAAGGTTGGACTGGTTGTCCTTGATCGCATCAGCCTGTGCCTTGATGGATTTGGTTGCATTGTCGATTTCAGCGGCTAGCTGAACCTGACTCATGCCTTTCATCTTGGCAACAACACCATCAAGCTTGTCAGCGAAGTCGATGCTTTCCTGCCGGGCCTGCTGCATCTTCTGATACAGATAAAATATGCCGGCGGCAGCAATCACAGCTGCGCCTGCAGGTCCGCCAATTAACGCCAATGCTCCTCTTGCTAACCCGCCAACCGTGGTAGTTGCAGCAGCTGATGCTGCGGTAGCCGTTCTTGTCGCTGCTGCTTCTGCTAGCTGAGCTTCTGCATAGGTTGCTGACCGCTGGATAGCAACTGACTTCATTGCGATCAGGTTTTCGAGAGCGAACGCTTCCGCAGCCGATCCTCTGGCAACATTGTATTCAGTCTGAGCCAAGGCAAGGTTTGACAATGCCATCTCTTTGTCCAGACCAGCCTTAATGGTCGTCACTCGAGCGGCATTGGCAATTGCTGCTGTTGATTGCGCAGTAGCGGCGGTCTGCGCTTTCGCGGCGAGTGAATCGTCGATGCGAGCTTTGGTTGCGAGAGCCAACGCGCCAGCAAAACGTCCACCAAAAACTACGGCAGCGACAGCAATGGCATTCGCTAC